GGTGTTGTACTAAAGCTGTAAAATTCTTCCAAATCAACATCTCCAAGTTCAAGATTAGTCTCAAATACCATACTCCTGCCTTCCCACCCACGCATTTCCATAGTGGTAATAACTTCAATGTTAGCATCATCGGGAAACTGCTTAAGCCACTCCTGAAGCTCTTTATTCGTCGCCATCGCCAGCCTTCCGCTCAGCAATTTTAGCCATGCGCTTCTCACGAGCCTTAGCAAGATTCTCCCGGCGAGCATTGGTGTCCCACACAGGAATTCCCTCTACAGCACGTTCAATACGCTCCTTGACACGGCGAACAGTTTCATTATTCTTGTACAGTTGGATTTCGTACAGAGTGAAATTGTGGTTGGGAGCTACTTCTTGACTTACACGCCATCCTTGCGTGATGAGTTCTTCCAGTTCGTAGATGATGGTGAGGAAGGAAGGGCCAACAATGGTACGGTAGTCAGTTTTGTTGTCTTCCGAAGTGGTGTCTACAATTTGCACATCAGTCATTAGATTTCTCCTTAAGAGTGTTGTTGATACGATTTTTAGCAATCTCGAAATACTTCTCGTCCTTCTCGATGCCGATGAAGTTACGGTTGGTGTTGATACAAGCTACTCCGGTTGTGCCACTACCCATAGTAAAATCGAGCACAGTTTGCCCTTCATTTGTGTACGTGTTAATCAGGTACTCACACAAATCTACAGGTTTTTGTGTTGGATGCAAGCTCTGCTTACCATAGGCATCCTTGCCGAATTTTAGAACAGTTAGTGGATAGCCTCCCACAGTCGATACTCCAATTTCCATCTCTCCTCCAAACAACTCAGTTGATTTGCCCTTGGCTTTGACTGGACGGCTGTTGTTAAAAATGCCATGTACAACACCTTGCGGGTTGTATGTAGGTTGTGACTTGTAGAACACAGAGATATTCTCGTGGGACTTCATAGGCATCTTCTTTGCATTTAGATGACCGGACCCACGATTTTTCTCCCAAATCCAATCATATTTAAACATCTTAAGGTTTGAGCACCTAAGAACGCTGCTAAATGGCTCTGCGCCGAAAATAACAGTTGCAGAAGATTCTTTGCAAATTCTGTTCAATTCCTCCCACATGTTGTCGAGGTTGATGACACTATCCCATTTACATTGTGTCGTACCGTAGGGTGGGTCACAAAGAATCATGTCTACGCTGCCATCAGGGATGTCTTTCATCTTCTCTAGGCAATCCCCTAGTACAAGATCAATTTTCGTCGTCATATTCATTCTCCCAAGGGTTGATAGGCTCGTTGTTAAAGTAGTAATTGAGGTCTTCTACGATTTGTTCCTTACGTTCGTATTCCTCTACAAGTTGTTCTAGTGTTGTCATTTCGCAATTTTGTTATTTAGAAGGTCTAAAATCTTTTGAGGAATGCTGGCCTCCGTTTCGTCCGTGACACGCCTGTTATACTTAGCATAGTGCTGATTAAACATATAGTAGGGAGTTTTATCTTTCCCCCACTCCCCAATGTGGATACCTAATGTACTACTGCGCTCACCACCCTTACGTACAGAGTAGACAAGATACTCCCCGTCCCTGACGCTACCAGAGTAGCCTGCAACACAGTGCCCCATGCTATTCCCCTCTTCAGCGATGTCAAATGCACTCTCTAAAAGGTGAGCAGAGTACTCACCAGCGTTAAATTCCTTAACAAGTATGTTCTTTGTAGATTCGAATTGTGTTTTAGGATATCGCCGTGCATTTAACTCTGAAAACATTTTATCGTGCTCTTCTTTCATCCTACGAGGGGTCCATCGCACATCTACGTGCAGGCCAAGCTGGTCTGCCATACGTTTTGTGTCACGGAACAGGTGTCCTGCGTCCGAAACCACTTTCTTATTTGACCAAGAGCCTTTGTAATGCATGGCAATGTACCTCAGTTCATCCGGCACAACCTGATAGTGTAAACTCCTGTTTTTCAAGACAGTGGTTGGTAAGTCACAAACATCGCCATAAAATTGCTCTGGAAATTTTGCTAAATATCGGTTCTTGTTATTGCTATTCTTAGCAATGACCTTCCATTTCCCTTTTAGTTCGGCCTTAAGCTCTGAAGGTGTTTTGCCAGTTCTAGCTACGATAGGCAATATATTATGCAGTCCGTCATTGTACACCTGCTCCACTACTCCTAAATTCTTGCGAATACTGGATAATGATTGCGCTTTAATTTTTCCGGGCGAGTAATCAACTTTGGCAAGATATTTCTTGTACGGTACAACAAACTTCTTGTACGCCAATTTCCTGTAGTGTTTGTACGCCTTCGTTGGTGAAAGTTTAAGCATTTCAGCAGCAGCTTGGTTGAACTGTTTAGGTTCACCGGGCAGGTACATGCCGTTGTCTTGTGCAACTGCCTTTACCCACTGCTTCCAAGCAGGTGAAGTGCCAGAGACAGATTTTTCAAAAGGTTGCCAACTTCCAGTTGACCAATTACCCACTCTGATGCACTGCTCAGATTCGTCCCAATCGATTTTCATTCCCACCTCGCATGTTGTCATTTTGCAACAGCAAACACAGTTGCCCCTCGATTAGCACCACCTTGCCATAATAGTTCTTTGACAGCTAGGATAGCTTTGTTGAAATCTTCTACGTCGCTTACATCAATCTTACCGAGCTTTCCTTTGACTCGGAAGTAGTGGCGTACTTTGTTCATGTTTCCTCCATAAAAATGTTACGAGGTTGCATAGTAACTCGCGTTCGCTCGTTTGTCAAGTCCTAAGAATGTACAAAATTTGACAAGAACACCTGTTCATGTTACAATTCTGCCATTAAGAATATTAAGGAGTGTGTATGTCGGAGTTTGTACCTACAAAGGCGCAGCCGATTTTTAAGAAAGAGCATGAGCTTCTAGGGGTTCTTAAGAAGCTTAAGAAGCTCACTGCAAAAGCTCTTGAGGTGTTAGAGCAGGGTCTTAACAGCGAGGATGAGAAACTTCGTCACTCTTCTGCAAAGCTTATCATTGACTACTATACAGCTACTGCTAAGGAAGTCAACAACGACCAGTTGAGCCGCCTCGTCCTAGACATCAAGGCCCAAGGTCTTGTAGGTGCCGGGACGACAGCACAGGAGGACAACACACCTATCCTCAACTTCGATGAAATCCACGAAGACTTCCGCGATGCACAAATCGTGGACATGAGCGATGTTAGGGCTGTAAAATAGCGCAAGAATGCAGCTTAGGTGCAAAAACTTGACAAGAGGCTGGGATTGTGTTAGAATTCTGTTTGTGGTGATTAGTGAATACTAATGTTAGGGGTGGCAGAGCAAACACCCTCCGCACGGATTCTGTTGCATGTGGCAGTGAAATTACATGCAGTTAGGCTTGCACCACGTTCTGCTGCTCTACCTTCTGTAGAGTGGAAATGGCTTCGTTGAGCCAGCGTAGCGAATCAGCAACAATTTAAGGCTTGCCACGCCTTTACAAGAATTGGCTAGAATGCTTCTTACGAGGCGTTCTATTAGAGTGCTCTCCTTGCGGCCTAAGTTCCCCTCCTTAACGATGGTGGCGGGATTGAGCATTCTAATAGGATTTTAGGTGAGTCACTACCTTAAGTGTGGACTTGAAATTTAGGCGATACGCTACCTTAAGTGCGAAGTTGAAATAATATGTCTCCCTCCTCTGTGCCCTATCGTGTGTAGGTGTCTCAAGTGGGAGATTTCTCTGCTCTGTTAGTTTAAATAGCAAAACAAGGGCTTTGTAACCCCTAGACGGTGGGGCAGTACCACCACGGAGCACCAAGCAGGTTTGGTATAGTGGCTGTGCCATAGCCTTCCAAGCTATTGAGGTCGGATCGTTCCCGACAACCTGCTCCAGAATACAAGGAGAACAAATGGCAGAAAAGAAGTCGTCGTTTCATCACGACACAGGAAAAGGGAGTCGCCCACGTTCCTACAGCGTGACATTTGAAGAATACGATAAGAATTGGGATGCTATCTTTGGTAAGAAGGAAGCTCCGAAAGAAGAAGTGGTTGCAGCTACTGTTGTCGAAGCAAAAGATGCCGCCGAGGGCTAATTAAATACTCGTAACAATTTCGCCTACGGGGAATGCCCCAAGTGGCGTCTACGCTGCCTTTGGCGGCAAAATCGTGGAGAGGGCCGCTCTGAGGTGGCTAAGGTACGGGCAAGGTTGCGTGGCGTCGTACCACTAATTTGAGCGTTCGTGAGGTGCGCGCTCGTTAAACATAGGGCACCCCGCGTAGGCACCTACTGTAGTCGGATCGTAAAGATCAAGTAACAGTGGACTAGGGAGCGGCTAGTCAATTATTTTGAAGCCTGCTATCAGAGATGGTAGCGGGTTTTTCGTGTTAATACAAGGGCTATTTATGACAAAAGAAAATAGGCCCGTATTCGCACCTTGTAGCGAAAAGCAACGCCTCGTACTTAAAGAGGACGAAGTTGACCTATTCTGCACAGGTGGCGGGGCGGGGTCAGGAAAATCGTTCCTTTCATTGGTGAAGGCTGCAAAATACGTACAAGACAAGTACGCTAGGGTAATGGTATTGCGCCTAACTTACCCGATGCTTAAAGACCTTATCAATGCTTCCAAACAAATCTACCCTCACTTCGGGGGCGTTTGGAAAGCGCAGGCTCGCTGCTGGATTTTCCCCAATGGGGCGGAAATCGATTTTAAGGCGATGCCAAAAGACTTATATGAAGTTCAGGGTTGGGAGCGTACCCACTTCATCATTGACGAAGCAGCAGAGTGGGAACAGGATCAAGTTTTGGCAGTTCTCAGCCGTCTTCGTAGTGCGACATACAAAGGTAAGAAAAGCCTCATGTTGAGTTGCAACCCGTCTAAGACATCATGGTTACGTCCTGTAGTGGATTACTGCCTAGATTCACAGGGCGTTCCTTTACCGGGCACAGAGCATAGAATCAGATACTTTGTCGTCCAAAACTCCCAATTTAAGTGGGCAGATTCGGAAGATGAGTTGTATGAGCAATACGGGAAGGGGCTTGAACGAGGCAAAGAATTTATTCCTCTTAAGTTCAAATTCTGCCCAATGACTTGCTACGATAATCCGGCCCTTCTTAAAACAGACCCCGGATATGTTGGACGCCTTCTGTCGCAACCGCGCGTAAATCAGCTTCGTCTTCTGTACGGTTCGTGGGATGCGCAGGTAGAAGGAAGCAGTTTCGTAACAGAAGATATGTTTGAAATTGTTGACCATCCTCCGATCAACCCCATTGCTAAAATTCGAGCTTGGGATATGGCCGGGAGTGTTCCAAATGAGGCTAATAATTTTAAATGCGACTGGACTGCTGGGGTATTAATGTCAAAGGATGCTTACGGCAATTTCTATATTGAAGACGTTGTAAGATTCCAGAGACAAATTGATGGGGTACTAAAGGGCATCAAAGAGACAGCTTACATGGACGGCTTGGACATTACTCAAGTGATTCCATGTGATCCGGGACAAGCTGGTAAGACAGCGAATAAGTTTCAAGTTACGTTCTTTGCTGAGCATGGAATCGCTACCCGTACAGAAGGGGTTAACCCACACGCTAACAAAGTTACAAGATTCAGCCCGTTTGCAAGCGTCGCAGCAAGCAAGAGTATAAAACTTGTAAGAGGTGACTGGAATCGGGACTGGCTGGACGAAGTTTGTTTTTTTACAGGTGACAGGAAAAACGTCGATGACCAAGTTGATGCCACCAGTTCGGCATTCAACCAGTTAGCGAAAAAAGTGGTAATCCCTTCATTTTCTATTTCTGTCAACACACAGGCAAGCCCCGTCCCCTCTGTATGATAGCACAGATAAGTAGGATTGTGTGCAAAATTTGACAAGAAGCTTATGTTGTGATACAATCCTACAAATAAAGGAGAAAGATTTGGCAGTAGTTTATTGGATTCGTGCCCCTCACCATACTGACATTTTTACTGAGGGTTATGTTGGTGTAACGACTCAGACAGCAGAGAAAAGATTTGATAAGCATGTTAAGGATGCTAAGCGAGGTTCAGAACTTGCTGTTCATCAAGCTATCCGTAAATACGGAGATAAGATTACTGTAGAAGTTGTAATTGAAGGCAGTGAAGATTACTGCCACCTTATGGAGAACAAGCTTCGTCCAGAGCCACATATTGGGTACAACATTGCGATGGGCGGAAATGTGTCCTGCACGACTGGCAGGAAGCATACCGAAGAGTCTAAACGAAAAATGGCTCGCTGTGGTGAAGATCATCATGCATTCGGCAAAAAACAGCCTCCAGAGGTTGTAGCGAAGCGTTCAGAGATGTTCAAGGGCGAGGGAAATCCGATGTTTGGTAAAACCCTTACAGATGAACACAAGTCTAAAATCTCCAAGTCACTTAAGGGAACTAAAAAACCACCAGAGTCCATTGCTAACTACGTTGCAGCAGCATCCGGCGAGAGGAGCAATAATTGGGGCAAGTTTGGTTACTTATCTAGTATTTGTAATGTCACTCTTTGGTGTGATGCCATCGCCATCTACGAAGCTTACCACTCTGTCCCAAAGTGCGGTCAACAAAAGCTGTCAACTCTTTTGGGTAAAAAATATACAAAGGATAACCTAGAGGTTATTTGCCGTATGTTGAAAACAGGCTGGAATCCTAGCGAGGACGCTAAATGGTGGGAATTCTACCACAAACATACTAAGGAGTAAAGAATGGCTAAGAAAAAGAAAGATGATACAGCCGCGCTGTCTCCTGATGAGGGAGTCACAGTTCCAAGAATTTCGCTAGGTGAAACAGGCTTTGTCGGAACTCGCACGATTTGGGGGAGGGTTATTGACGATCCGCAGAGATCGTTCCACTGGCCTGCCTTTTACCGCACAGTCAGAGAAATGATGAATGATGCAGTAATTGCATCTGCCATCAATACCTACCGAATGCTACTCTCTCGCGTCACTTGGAATGTTGTACCGCCAATGGACGCTACAGATGAAGAAAAAGCACGCGCCAAGTTTATCGAGTCCTGCAAGGAC